CCTGCCATTATAGTAATCCTTCTTCTCTCGCTATTTCTGTTGCTTCGTCAATAATATCTTTAGTTTGAGGGTCTGACATATCTTTAAGAGCTGAACCTTGACTTTGAGCTATATTTGCTTGTTGCTGTGCCATTTGCATTTGTTGCTCCATTTGTGCTTGTGCTGCTTTTGCTTCTCTCATTTGTTGCAATTCTCTTTCACCTCTAAGAACAGACTTTGGAACACCTAATAAATCTGCTCTCATTCTAATAGCTTTATCGTTATCAATAATATCTAACAGATTTGGGTCTGCTGGTGCAAGTTGTAAAACTAATTGATATAATCTTTCTACTGCTACAGCTTCTTCCATACGTTGTGAACGAGCCAATGGTCCAACGTATTCTATGTCAATGGTTTCGCCTTCAATAATTTCTGGTGCTGGTAGTAAAGCATTTGCTCTAAGCATAATACCAAACACTCTTTCAATAAGTGGATTTAAAAACTCTGACTGGAATCTACCAAGTGTAGGACCTAGAAGTCTTTGCATAAGTTCATACCTTACTTGCACTTCTGTGGCAGTCATTTGAGGACCACCTTGTAGTTGTAGTTGGTCTGAATAGTATGCTTGTCTAATAGCTGTTCTTAGATTGTTTTCTTTGAAATCATTAAGTTGCATATTAGCTCCACCTATAAAAGGTTTGACTGCAGAATCATTTCTAATAACTGTTATACCACCTGGTGTCATTCTAACTCTGCCTATTACACCATCATCTTGCACAAGAAGTGGTGGGTCTATAGCTTTTGACCAAGCTTTAAGTCCAAGCTCTACTGCTTTGTTTAATGTTTTGATATCTGGTAAAGCATTAAATGATGGAGAACGTCCAAATACTTCGCCAGTTGCTTTGGACCATCTTGGAACAAGATAAGGAAATTCGTTATATCCACTTGCTCTAACAACCATTTTATCCTCTTCGCATACATGACAAGAATGGAATGGTAATTTTGTATTTGCTTTTCCTAATACTCTTTCATAATCTTCAAGTGGTTCTACAGCATGAATAAAATTAAACATCTTATCTGGTTTATCTTGTGCAGCTTTTAGAATTTTTTCTCCAAGATTATCTTCGCCAAACTCTTGCACTGCTTGTCTTGCAGATAATTTATATTTTCTGTAAAGAATATCTACATAACCTTCTGTGTTTTCTTCTATAAAGTATTCTGAAATATGTAAACAATTAAAATGAATGCCACCATCTGCAAATCCTTTTTTAGATTCTTCTACAAACAAAGCACCCGTACCTATTGTGCATAAATCTAAATAAAGTTCGTGTACTTCTGTATTAAAATTACTTTCATTGAAAGCATCATACATTCTTTTAGCAGAATCTTCTAACCAAAGCTGTACTTCTCTGTCTTTATTAATCTCTTGGTTTCTTGTTTTTATGTGAAACCATTGTAAAGATGGAGATGTAAGAGTTCCCTGTAAACTTGCAGCAAGTAAATTACTAGCAGTTATCGCAGTTGAATCAAAAAGTATCTCGGCTCTTTTCTCACCTTTAGTTCTTTTTGTAACTATGTCAGCTTTACGAGGCATAACGTAGTCTAAGATTTCTTGCCAATGGTCTTCCCATGTGCCTCTTTGTCCCATGTAAGAATTTAATCTTTTTTTAATAATATCGTATTTATCCATAACCCATTCCTGAACCACCTAAAATAGTTTTGGCAGTTCGTGCTTCTTCAGTAACACCTTGTCCTGTTGTAAGCAAAGTTCCTAATCTACCTCTTTTAGAAACAGCCAAACTTTGTTGTTTTTCTTTTTCTAATTTTTCAGATGCCTCTCTTTCTTGTTGAGCTAATGTTTGGTCAACTGGTGGTGAAGGCTGAATACTTGGTTTCAAACCCATTTGCAATTCTCCTTTAGCAAACCATACACGGCACAGTCTACATATTTATCATTTATTTTCATCATTCTTTTCATAACACCTTCTTTTTCAAATCCTACGCCTTCTATTAGTTTTTTAATTCTAGCATAATTATTATCACAAGTCGCTGTTGCTCGTGAACATTTTGCTTGAATAAATATATAATGAAACATTTGTTTGATTACTTTTCTGGTACAAGCTCTTGGTGTATCGAGTGCTACATGAATAAATATATTGTTGCCATCATAATCAGAAAAGATAATAGCTCCAATAATTTTATTGTTTTCTAAAATTCCTATGTAAGAATAATCTTCGTTGTTTTGATTTATGTGAGCTTTGTCTGCAATAAATTCAAAACATTTTTTCTTCCAAGATTCATCTGTTACTAGCTCTATCATTATCCACCTAAAACTGTTTTACGAGTTTTTGCTGTTTCTTCAACACCACTTGCTCCTGTCAACATTGTGCTTGTAGGAGCAGCACCTAAAAGTCTTCTTCTGTTTGTTGCTGCTGCTAATTCTGTTTTGACTTCTTTTGGTCGAACAGGCTCTATTTTTCTTTTAGGCTTACCTAATATAGGAGTTGCAACTGCTTTACCTAATGCTTTTACTGGTTTAAATATTGCTTTAGCTACAGAACTAACTATCTTTGCTACGCCACCCATTATGTTTTCTTAGCAGTCCTTGCAGCTCTTTTAAATGCTGCAGCTGTTGGACTGCCTTTTGCTCCTTTCTTTCTCATTTTTTCTCCACGCTTTCTTTTTGCATGGATGTTTGCATATAATCCTTTTCTCATTTCTTTTTCCTTAACAAGTCAGCGTCTGCTTTTCTAGCTCCACCTTTTCCTGTTACAAAACTTCTAACTCTACCCATTGCCCATTGATGGGCAGATACTTTTGGCCTAGAGCCTGAACTGTAATAAGCACCGAGGCCACGCTTATATACAGCATCTAGTTTTGATTTAGAAAACTTAGAAGCACCAGATATACCACCATACTTACCTGCTTTCTTTTTTGTTGCAGCCATTATCCTCTGCTCCTTTGCTTACTTATTTTATCCATCATAGCAGGAGTAAGCTTTCCTGCTTTGTAAAGTTTGCGAGTTCTTTTTATTTCAGCCTCTCGTTTCTTTGGATTCTTTGCACCTCTGACATACTTAGTGGGGACACCACCTTTCGTCTTTGGCACTTTCTTAAACTTTCTCGCCATTACTTTTTCTTCTTAGACATCATTATTTTTTTCTTTAGTGCTGGTGGTAATGTCTTTTGTTTTTTTGTAAGACCACCTTTACCTTTTGGTTTTTTCATCCCACCTTTTTTTCCGTAATGTCCTGGCATATTATCCTCCTATGCTGTATTGGTTTTTTTCTTCTTGTGCCTATTGGCAAAATTTCTTGCAGCTGCCACACTACCAAAACCCCATGCTCTAAGTGCAAGTGCTTTTCTAGTAGGACGACCTTTCTTATCTTTCATAGGTCCTTTCATACCAGCAAACCTTGCAGCAAAAGAAACTCTTCTAGGATTCGTACCAGACTTTACAGGTGCTTTTAAATTAGCTCCTTCTTTTTTTTTAAAGAATCTACGACCTGCTGCTGTTAATCCACCCTTTGGGTTTTTGTGTTCCTTCCTCATGCAAAAATACTAAACTCCGAATCAGCTTGAACATAGGTAGGTTCGTAATTTTTGACCCTAGCTTTTCGTAATGACATGATACAGTATCTCATAGCTGATATAACGTCATCATTGATAGGAACAATCTTACCATCTTTCCTATGATACATTCTTAATTCTTGTAAAAGTTTATCTTGATTTTTGAATATTTTCAATCTTTTTGTCTTCATTCTTGTATACATTTCCATAATACCAGCTTCGACTGACACACCACCTGAACCTTCTTTCTGTCCTTGGGCTGGTGGATTACTAAAATGTTCTTGTGTCATGTTGCAACCCTCTGCTCTGTACTGCTCAGTAAGTGATTTACCAGAACCTTTGTCAGCTTGTCTGCCGTCCATAGGCCAGATTACAGGAATCCAGTTGCCTCTTGCCTTGATTGCACTTGCATGAATAGGCACAGATTCTTGTCGTAGTGCATAAGTATCGTAAACATATGCTATATCTGCATCTCTATCCCATGCTATCCACACAGCTGCAGTTGGGTGATTCCAACCAAAGTCTAATCCACAAAGTCTTGGCCAATGTGTAGGAATATCTATTGGGTCGCATACTATTTCATCTTCTGCTACAGGGAATACAAGACCAGAGCCTAGTTGTGGTATACCCTGCTCACGCATTTTTCTTTCGTGTGGTGGTAATGCCGCTAATATCTGCTCTCTTACTTCTTTTGTCATGTGAGGTGCATCATCCCACCCAGCTTGTTGTAGTGATTGCCCTGGTTTTAAGTTATTTACAAACTGTGCTACTGTTTCTGTCATGCCATTTTCTGGTGTAAAGGTCATAAAGACCATTCCTGCCCTGTCAGCAGTCCTTGTTAGTGCCTGACTATAGATAGGACCTGGTGGCTCTTCGTCTAGCCAGACCACATCTACAGCTTCACCCATCCATTTTTCTTTTCCCATCTCATATGCTTTGAATGCTAGTCTTGACCACCCCCCAGATTTATGTCTTACAACTACTGAGTTATGTGCATTTGGTACACCTGGCTTTCTTGTAGCTTCTCCTATGTCATCAAATGGTATTGAGCCAGTTCCTCTAGCAGTAGGGTCATCTGGCTGCCCTAATAGTTCTTTTTGACAGATATCTCTAGTAGTTTCGTTAGATGAACCACCTGCCCAGGCTCTAATTGGCTTTGTAAACTTCCTGCCTTTCCACCAGTCTGGGTATTTACCAGTCAAATGGTAGGCCATTTCCATTGCACCACAAAAAGATTTACCTATTCTGTTACCAGCCATAAGTAATCTTTGAGATGCTACTGTATTATGAAACTTAGTTTGGTATTCATAAGGCTCATAGTGCTTTAATCTATTCATAGCCTTACGTCTTTCTAGCTCTCTAGCTATTTCTACTGCTCTTTCTAATTGTTCGCTCATTAACCTTAGTTAATATTCCCTGGACCTACCATCAAACCAGACAAAAGGGTTTTTAGTTCTATTTCTAATTCCTCTTCTGATTTTTTACCAGTTACATCTTCTACTTTATGAACTGTTTGATAGCCAGTTCTATCCAAGATTGAATTTATTGCACCCAGTTTTACAGAAGCACTAACCTTTGGGTCTTCTACAAGGTCCTGTAACTTATTAACTGCCATTGGTACTGCACTTGCAATCAGCTTTTTAGTAGCTGTTTCTATCTCATGAGCCAGTTTATTCTTTAACTCATACCCTTGCTGCTCTGCTGTCTTGGGACTATATCCAGCCTTAATAGCAGACTGAGTTGCATTACCTGTTTGACTAAAGTTCTGAACAAACATTTTTTGTTGCTCTGTCAGTATTTTACCCATATTAATAATATTCTAACCTAAAGCACTTTTATATGCAAATAATACGCTAGTTAACTATTTTTTTTCCCCTCCGCTGTGCGGAATAATCCATATATATACGCTGCCGTTTGCGTTTGGTGGTATGGCCTGTTGTAAATGTGGATATCTTGCCCTGCGTGGCTGTGTGTGTGTGCAAAGAACGACCATATACTATCTACTAAGTGACTGATATTTCATATGGCTTCTAGATTATTATAAAACCCTCGCCAACATTAGAGGAAAAAATAATTTAAAATAAATAAAAAAAATACTTGACATTAGTTTTAATGTTTGGTACTATATATATATATCGTTACTGTAGGAGGTACACAATATGAATAAACAAATTAAAAAACTAGGAGAATACATTAGTACAATGGCTCAGGTTCGCCACTACAACGGACAAGATAAAGTCATGGTCGAGACTTTATTAGAAGTGGCTGACTTGCTAAACCAATTTGCTGAAGCTAAGAACAAGCAAGAGCAATTTGATAAAAGTGAAACGGCTTTGGTTTATATGTTAGCAAAAGCAATAAGAAAAGAAGAAGATTCTGAAACAGGCATAGAGTGGCAAAAAATGTATCGCAACTCAAAAGATAGAATAACATTTTTCACTAAATAAAAAAAAGAGCTGAGCAACCTCTAAAAACTGCTCAAGGAGACAATATGAGAATTACAAAAGAAATGCTAGAGAATAAGGTAAGACACTTAAATAATAGGTTAGGATTACCGAACGAGGTTTACAAGCCTTACAGAGACGGAGACAATAAATTAATTGCAAATGAGGGAACTTATTATATTGCTTATCAATATGGTCGTTGCCAACTTGAAAGAGTATGTAAAGGAGGCGGAGCAACTGATATAAGTTTCAGCGGCTCAAAGGCTGAGATTTACAATGTTATCAAAAGTATAATTGAAGTGTTATGGAACTTAGAAGATAGGAGGTTAACAAAATGAAAAACCATAATCAAAATAAAATAGATTATTTTAATGAGTTGT